CCCATATAATTGTTTGGCTGGGTATCCCTATTTCTTATTTGTTCATGTATTCTGTTCAATGCATGGTTGAGCACTTTGGTGGACAACTTTGGCCTTCTCGATTAATAGGTTTTGCTATCGGAACTATTATTTTTACATTTATGTCAATGAATTGGTTCAATGAACCTATTAGTATGAAGACAGGCATCTGTTTAGTATTAAGTATTTGTATTTTATGTATTCAATTATTTATGAAATAATATGGCTGAAAAGAAAGGTAATACAGTAAAATTGTTTTATGATTTTCCTACTCAATTAAGCACTGAAGTGTTTGATAATGGATGTTGGAATAGAGTCACGTGTCGTCAATTTAGGAGTTTCAATGGTCTTAGACGAATTATGAAGTTTGATAAAGATAATAAATCATATTATGAAGAATATAATGGACCTGTATTCTTTTTTGAGACTAATATCAAATTAAAGGATATGTCTAAAAAGGGATATGTTTATCCTCATGAAATGAAACCTAAAACATTATTGAGACCATTTGAAGCTAGTTATTTGGATGACCCAAGAGTGAAAAAATCTTTAGAATATTTATGAAAAATAAAACAACCATAAACATGAACCCAATAGGTACAGCTTTGGAGTATATTCTGAAGGAAGCCATTCATGATAACAAAATGGAATTGATTCAACCGTCTAAAGAATATACAGATCTTGAAGTCGCTTACATTAAAGGCTATATCCAGAGTCTAGAAGACACTCTCAGAGAAGTAATTCTCCTTGATAAAGAAGATTTAGACTCTACATACTCTATTTGCTTGAATTAGTATATACTACCATATGTATATACAAAAAGCAAATGGGGGATTTATTAACTTTACATATTGCTAAAATATCCAAAAGTATTAAGTCCTGCCAAACATTTGAGCAGTTAGTTGTTTGTAAAACCATAATTAAAAATTTTACTAAATATTGGGAGTGTAAACATACAATATTTGCTTTACCTCAAGAAATAGAGGATTTAGCCTTAACATTATATAATTTAAAAAGAAATTCTATTTATTTAAATAACTCAATTAAATACAAAGTAGAAATTACTATGTGTTTATCTGATGAGTTAACTAATTGGAATGAATCTAAACTACCTAAAGATTATATTAAGGAAAGAACAGAAGAATTAGTTACTAAATTTCTAGATTGGTGTGAATGGACTTTACTTTGGGGAGATGAAAATATACTAGGATGTGTATCTCAAAGAAGATATAGCTTAAACAATAATTTAGATGCTGACTTTTTTATATGGTTAGATTGTGATTTTATATTTAAGGATACTACCTTAAGTTATATAACTCAGGCTTATCAAACTATTAAAGAATCAAATATTGATATGTTTATATTAACACCTCAATTTGTAAAGCAGTGGGACAACACCTGGGATGTACTTGTTAACAAAGCATTTTTAAATCACCCCTTAGATTATGAATTAATAGCTGACATTTATAAAGATACCTTACCTGATATAGGGGAAGTAGAAATTAAACCTATACCTAACTTTAAATTTGCTGGTGGATGGTTTACTTTAATTTCTAAAGATCTTCTTCAAAAGATAAACATACCTGAATCTTTAGGCCATTATGGATTAGAAGACACATATGTAACTGAATGTTGTAATATTTTAAGGGATAATAATAAGGATGTGCATCAATTTATATTAGAAAACCATTTAATAGGTGAAAGTTATATCCATCGCCCTAATGAGACTATTAAAAAATATATAGCGAGTATAAGTAAAAAGAATGAATTTACAAAAATAGCTCAAAATAATTTTTCAATTGAATTAAATAAATTTTATGAAAGAAATAACAGTAGTGTTAACAGCTTGTAATAGAGCCGATTTATTAGAAAAAACTTTAGATAGTTTTTTTGAAATGAATACATACCCAATTAAACGTTTTATCATTATAGATGATGGAATGAATTTTGGATGTAATGATTTTGTTAAAGAAAAATATGAATTTCCTATAGAGTTAATATATAACAATCCTAAGTTATTTCAAATTAAGTCTATAGATTATGCCTACTCATTAGTAGATACTGAATATATTTTTCATATGGAAGAAGATTGGATCTATAACCGTCCTCATTTTTATCACTTGGTGACTTGTATGGATAAATACTACTAATAATTGGATCCGACTGATCCACCGCATCAACCGGTATAAATATTGAAACTCTTGCGTTGGGTATTCCAAAGCCGTTGTTTGCCGTAACCCTACCAACAACAACGCCATATTCAGCACAATTTCGGGTATAAATGTCCGCTTGTTGTATCTTAAGAGATAAAATCTCTAAAAACTCAAAATCTTGGTCTAAATAAACCTGAAGGGCTTTATCAACCCCTAATTGAGTTCTAATTCTGTATGAATTTGACATTTAAGAAATCTTTTAAGATAAATAGTTTATTGTCTATTTTCAAAAAGATAAAGTAAATTTTGATAAAATAAATTATCAAGAAAAATTAACTGTTTTAAGATTTTTAACACTTACATTAATGTCTCGACCTGGATATCTAATTTGATATGTTTGACTTGGTTCGGCAAAAATTGTATCATCAATAAGTTCAATTTCTCTTGTTTGTGGGTCTAAATACCTTTGAGAAGTTTGTGAAGATGAATAAGACCCACCAACCTTATTAAAAACTCTAAGACTTGATATTGAAATGACTCCATTTTCGTTTTGAATTTGTCTTCTTAGTTCAGATATATTTACGTTTTGCCCCATCTCTAAATTTGAGGCGCTAAAATAATCTGAAATAATTGTAATAATTCTTGATATTATTGCTCCTTGATTTTGTGAGTTATCTAAAACGACATCAATATTAACTCCCAAATCAATAACACTTGCAACTTCAATTGAAACGTAGTCGTTTATCATTCTATAGTTAGATAAATAATTTGCAACATTATTTGCCAAAGTATTTGAAATTGTTTCGGTTAATTTGCCAGTCTCATCAAATGACAACATTTTAATTTTTATTTTATTATCTTCTTCAGTTATTGCGACCTTGGCCGGAGCTCCAAATTGAGATGGCATTGTTCTAATAATTGAATTATAATCATTTACGGTCACAGCTCTGTTTTGTGCTGCAAAGTTATAGGTAACTAAGTTTCTTACTTCTTCTAATGTTGGGTTATTGTCTCCACCTATCGCGGCGGTTACGTTATTACAAGATAATGAATTTATAACACTTGTGTTTACACTATCAGAAGGTCCGTTTGCAAAAAATGAAATTGTGCCAACTTGATTAATAACGTTTACACCTACGTTACTGTTTGTTCCTCCTCCAATCCTATACTGAATAAAAAGTGTTGAATTAGATTTGAGTGAACTTCCCAATCCTAAATTATTCGAATATTTGTATAGGTCTAATTTAAAACCTTGTCTTGCGAATTCTGTTAATTGTTCTTCCGCGGATTGTGAACCTCCACCAAAAATTATTTTACAAAAACCTTCAGGTGTAAATTCACTTATAAATTTGTTACTCGTTTGAATATATTTACCCACTTTTATTCCTGGGTTGTCGGAAACCTTTGTTGGGTCTTCAACAAACACTCTATCTTCTATTAGTGCTCTTACTTCGTACCAACGATTAGCACTCCCTAAAAATTCTTGAGATTCGGGAATCTCTGCATAATCAGTTCCATCTTTTAATAATACACTTGTTATTCCAAGTACATTTCTTTCAGGTAAAAATAACTCAAAAAAAGGTCTAACATCATTTGGTGTTATTACTCTTTTAAACACTTTAGTAATACCGTTTACGACAGTTTCCCTTTTAATTATTGTATAATTTAAAATTCTATCGCTAGCGTCAAAATTTGGTCTTTTAATTCTATTTGGAAATCCTTCGGCGTTAAATCCTGATGAAAAATCAACATCATAAACAGTTTCAAACACTTGTCCTGCCCCATAAAATTGGGAACCTCTTCTTAGTATACCACAGTATCTTAAATCTTCTTGGTCTCCAAACGCGGGTACGGTTATCGAAAAATCTACTAAAGCAACCGATGGTCTCTGACCTGGTACTTTTAATCCGTAAGTTCTTGCAATATTATAAATTGATGACCTTTGTTGTGCATATTGTAAAACCGTTTCTTGAATACTTCTATCAATATGGTAATTAAGGTTATCACCAATTGCCGCATTCAAATCCATTAATACAGAAAATATAGAAGCGTCATTAAAGTTTTGTACTAATTCTGGATAGTACTGTTGAGTAAAATTTATAAGGTCTTGTCTTAACCCAACAAATTCTCTTTCGGTGTATGATATTTTTTTTGCCATTATTAGATGTTTATTATTATAAACTGATTTGCACCAAATCCATTACTATTGTACGTGTAATCAATTTTAAGTTTTGCAGTATACTCTTGTACCGCCAATCCAGGTATTCTATATATATCAAACGTATTCAATAAATCAGTATTTAAAGAACCCGCAGCGTCTTCACTGTCTGTATAGGGTTCAACTGTAATGTTATTAATAGTGACATTTGGGATGTACTTATCGACTTGTTCTTCTATTTCTGATCTGATAGATTCAAATGTTTGTCCATCAAGTGGTTCAAAAATAAACTCATATATCCTTGTTCCAAAATCAGGTAAATAATATCT